GGCAAACGATTCTCTAGCTGTATCTTCCAATTGCTAGGTTCGATTGCAACGACAGTCCTGTCCTCATCGTCCCTGTGCCACTTTAGCTCTATTGGATCTATCGATTCGTCAAAGGTTCGAATCAGAGTATCGTTTTCTATTTCGAGGTCAGTATAAATCATCACCAGTATCCAGGATAAGTTTTTCCTCCCCAAAGGTGGGCATATCTGTTTATTCGGCAGGCCCAATAGCCAGCTTTAGTCCTGTCTTTTTTCTCGGCACAATTATGACGGGCGGCAAAACTCTTTCTTGCCTTTGGGTTAGATACCTTTGCCGTAAGTCCGCCGTGTACGTCTCCGAATGCGATCTTCATGATCCGACCTGTCTTGGGGTTTCTGACGTATACATGGTACTTTTTGGTGCCTCCTCTTTTTGGATAGTTTAGACGAGGTTTCTTCTCCTCGTTTAATTCTAGTTCTTCAAGAGGAAGGTCCAATATAACTCGTCTTCCACGATAGAAACCAACCGAACCGAGTTCGGTCTCAGAAAGAAGCTTTTGATCTATTCCACTAAACCTCATTTTTCCAGAATCAAAGGCGAGCCTAGCCTCAACCAGGATGTCTAGATGGGCTGTGCTACCAGGTCTATAGATCGATTCAAGTATCGAAAGGTTGTTTGAGACGTGATACCTTATTGATTCAGAAAACATCTCTTTTTCGACTAGGTATTCAGTAAAGCTTGCTATTCTAGTTTCCATATAGTTTTATTTATTCGCTTGGTGGGAAGTCAATGTCTACCCACGAATCGGATAGAGCAGAACCAGTCTGAGCCTGCCCTTGTCTCAAGTTAAACTGATCTATTCTGTTTCCTTTGTAGAAGGTGGAGTGATCGTCGAAGCTAGGGAAATAGGTCTCGACATTAAGGCTTAAGCTCGTAGTAACGATGTTTGCATCGTTGTACGTAAAGTTGTAACTCTTTTGAAACTGAGCGGTCTCAGGAAAAGTTATCTGCATTGGAATCCTAGTACCCCTAAACTGGAAGTATCTAACTTGATTCTTGTAATAGAAATCGAATATCCTTTCGATTATCTTAAAGGTCTTATTGATGTTATCGCTCTCGATCTTTAGAGAATAAGTAAGGCTTAAGGGTAAAACGAAAAGCCTAGACGAATATGCTTTGGTCTGCTTTTGATCGTTCTCGTCCCTGGTCTCCTGGTTAAAGCTACCCCTAACGAACTTGTTAGTAAGGTCCCCAGTCTTTACTTGAAAGGATTCTAGGGTTATGACTCCGCGAGGCATCTGTTCGTAATTGCCCTCGGCAAAGTTTGGATAGTTACAGTCAGTAGGCAGTTCTAAGAAGAAATCTTTCATAAAGCCTTCGTCACCACCAAAGTTGTAAAAGATGGGAACTGAGTGTTCCTCTACCTTGTCTCCTCTCTTTAGGTAAATGATTATCTCGCGATTGAGTAAGTCCAATAGAGAAAGAGTTGCGTTTCTTAGGAACACGTCCTGAGTGTTGGCATTCTTGATATTTTCGTTGTTGCTTCTTTGCATTCTTATTATCTGTTTTTGGCGATGTATGGTAGGTTAGTCTGAACTCTACAGTTATCGATAAGGGCTAACATCGACTCGTCCTTGAGGAACTGTTGACTTAGGATGAAGTCATGTTCTTCCTCCTTCAACATCGTGTTAAATACTCTTATGTTGGTTATCCACAGGTTAGAGTTAGGAAGAATATAGTTTTGATCTATCTCAAACTGGGTGAGCGTGAAGGACGATGTACTCTGTAAGATAGGAACAAAATCGTTGTGATTTATGATGTCGCTAGGATCCTCGTTTATCTTGTAGACGTAAGCTCCACACTGTAAGAACTCGTTAGAGATTGAAACTACTATCGCATGCCATTGTGAGCTGACGAAGTTAGCAATAGAGTAGTTCTTGATCTGCGAGTTTACCTTTACTGTAAGGTTCAACAAACCTTCCGGTTCGTTACCAATGTATCTAGCAAAGTTACCGGTGATCTGGATTCCGGACTGGCTTTCGCTGTCGAAGCCATCGATAAAGTTTATGGGTCCACCTGAACTTGGCACGTTGAATAAGCAGGTGAAGCTTAGGTTTCGATCAGTGGTGTTATTGAACTTAGGAGTAGCGTTATAGACTATTGCGGGTTCCCTTACTTTGAAGGTTGCGATAGTCTTTCCAGAAACGGTGTCTGTCAAGATGTCTCGCTGATCCTTGAAACTTAGGTCGCGATATGCCTCAACCCTAATGTATCTACCCTGCTCGGAAACTCCTTCGTGATTAGGAATCGTGTCAAACGGTCCCCTTACCCTACAGTATCTAAAGCTCGTGTTCTTAACGTTCTTGTCGTTTGTTAAGAGTCCACCGTTTCTCCACGTAGCATAGAGCTGACTTCCTTCGTATGCGATTATCACATCGTTTGAGGGGTTAGCTGGGCTGTCTAGGTTTGCTAGAGTTTCAACGGATTGCGTTGTTCTTAATACTGGAGACTCTGATAAAAGCTCGGCAACGATATCGTTTGGAGGAACTCCACCCAAGTCATAATAGTTCTCGATTAGAGGAGCAAAATTAAATGTGTATTTTAGAGGTCTTTGTATCACGTCTGGATGGATTGCTTTTCTAGAAGAATCAAAAGTAGTAGTTATCTTTTGATACTGTTCTGGCATCGTGCTGTCCTTGATATCTTTCTCTACTTCTTCGCCAAAGAGCTGTTCTGCGTTCACTATTACGTTGTCTAGGAAGCTTCTAGTAGTATCAGTAAGCAGCATATCGATGTTTGGATTGAACTTTTTGAGCTGAACTTTCCAAAAGATAGGTTCCATCATGAATCCGCGGCTCAAATAAGAACCTTGTATCTCATACATACGGTTTACTAAAGGAAAGTAGAGAAAGTCTCTCTTTCTTGGCTCGGAACAGGAACCGAATATTGATTGAAAATACTTATGGTCAATGTGAATCTCAAAAGGTAACTGAAAATCCATACCGAATTCAGTAAACTTTGGAGTGTTTTCGGGAAAAGCGTTGTTTGGAACGACTACCTTTACACACTTGCGATCCACGTTCTTGTATAGGGTCCATTCCTTGAAAACATAATCTCCGCTGTCCGATTCAGGTAGGGTCCTAAAGTAAACTACTTGATGACCATATATCTGATTGGTAAAGAAGGACAGGTCTTTGAACATGTTGATCGCGCTGTCTACTTCGTATGGCCTAAAACTTGGATCGCGGTTAGCTATTATCGAAGAGTACGTCTCGTTCGAACACTTGACGCCTGGTGTAAAGACGTTTACTGTGCCTGGAGCCGCCTTAAACCTAAGCTTTATCTCGTTGACTTGAATTATGGAAGGCATCTCGTTGGTAGTACCGTCGTCATATTCGTATTTTACCTGAAAGTAAAAAGGATCAGTTGCATCCAAGATCATGTTTGCAGCGTCGCCTATGTTTCCTGGCTCAACCTCATACCAGAGAGACCAGTCCAGTTTGTTTCTGGAGTATCTTATCTTTCTAATAAGATTAGTCAGGTCGATTGCGCCTGGCGAACCGAATATTAGATCCTCAATGAATTCAGTAAACTCAGTTATGCCTTTGACAGGATCATTGGTCGAAAATATCCTAAAGTTCTTACTAAAGGTTAAAGAGTTGTTGTTAGGATCTATTTGAAGCTTTACGGTAGTCTGCACCATTTGCGCTTTAATGCTTTATTTTATTTATTTTGGAAAGCACAGGTAAACTGATACCTTTTTCTTAGTACAAATAAATAACTATATACGATGGCAAAAAGAAAGGAAATACTTGATTCTCTTTGGCTGGTCAAAGGCGCTTGGATGGATGCTGAGTATTTTAGCTATGTCCTCTTAGCAGCAGCTCAAAAGTACAGGAAAGACTTGGAAGAAGGTTCTCTCTCGTATTTTTACGAGGTCTTGTTTCACAGCTTAAACCTAAACACCCTAGCAGTAGACGGAAACTTATTCGACTTCAAGATGAATCCGGTATGGAAGGAAGAACGAATCCTAAAGATAAAAGACGATTTAAAGAAGATCTATGAGGACACTACGTCTGAGACGGTAGAGATATTTAGAAATGCTAACTTTGTTTTTCTAAGCCTTCTCATAGAATACATGGAAGCCCAACAGTTTTTCTTGGAAAACATGGAGATATTTTTTGTGAATCCTAAGATCCATCAACAAAAGGAGGTTTTCATAATCGTAAACTGTGAGGGAACAAATAAGTATTCGATCTGGAAGCTTAGTGAAGATCGTAAAAAGGATTTTGGTCACTCGTTTAAAAAGATAAAATCGGTAAAGATAAACGTTGCTGAAAACTCTACCCTTAAGGACGAACTTAGCAAGCAAAACATTGAGGCTTTATCTACTATCAAGGAAAAGGAAAACGTTATATTTTCTATCTTGACTCACAAGGAAGAGCTGCCGGCTGCGACTGTAATAAAAGACTTAGTCTTATTGAATAGGGCGATCTCTAAGGAGCATCAGCTTGATCCTAACTTGATATCCGAAATGCAAGGATTGCTTATCTCAGAAAGAGTGATGCCTTTTAACCTAAACCAGTGGATTTAAAGAGAATCTGAAACGTTCAATCCGCCTTCTTCTAATTTTGACTTTATTTTAGAATAAGCTACAGTATAGACACTTTCTGAATTTATGTCGGTTACTACGTCTTCAATAGCTATTCCAACTCTAGAATAAACTTGACGACTCGTTACCTTATCGTTTGAATCTGCCTGACGAGCGGCCTCATTCAGATAAAGATTCAAGAACACAGATAGTCCTCCATCCTTGACT